GAAAGGTCTAAAATGAAAAAAGTAAAAAATATCTCTACAAGAATGATCGCAGTAGTAATTGCAACAGCACTCGGTACAATTGGTGCTGGCTCAATTATAGGTCTTGAAACTTGGAAAACTGCAGCACTTGCAGCAATCATGGCAGTAGCTGTAGTTGCTGAAGATTTAGCGCGTGCTTTCCTTAAAGACGGCAACCTAACTGATGCTGAAATTAACTCAGCGTTTTCTAAGATTAAAGACGAGGAAGTAGCTGCAGTATCTACAGCAGAACTTGCTGAAAAAGCTGAAGAAATTCTTTACGATGAAGATGGAACTACAATTACTCCAGACACACACCTTAGCTAATACTAGGCTTAGGGCGCCCTACGGGGCGCCCTTTTGCTATTCTTAGACTATGCACGTAATTAGAACAATCCAAACGTTTCAAGGTCACCCTGTGCCTAATACGGTACATAACCCACGAGGCCCGTTTCCCGCTGAATTGTTTAGGCAAGAGCCTATTAATTATGAATATGAACAAGCATTTGGTGAAGATGGGGAAAACTTTCCTATGGGAGCCACTGCCCAAAATAATTTTGAACCGCTCAAATGGTATAGATGCTATGACTGCCATGATAGAGTTCGGGAAGACGAACTAGACCTCCACGAGTGTGATATCTAATGGTTGCAGACCCAGATGATTTACGAAGGACTTTAAACCCTACTAAAGCCGAATCTAAGTACGATTCCTTTATTGAAGGCATTAGGGATGATCCAAACACGTATGAAGATGAGCGTCGCGCTTACGAGGACCTTGAAGTAAAAACTCCAAGTAAAGCTAGAAATGGAACTGTTTGGGCTCCTCAATCAACACAAACTTCTACAACAAATCCTGATCGCCCAAGAACAAGAACTGCTGGGTATGACGCAAAAAACTTTATTCTTACCGTCCAATTTAGAGACGGAACGGTGTGGAACTACTACGATGTAAACCCTAGATTATGGGATGATTTTAGAGATTCTGCTTCTAAACATGACTTTATTGAAAGTGGCCCCCTTTCTGGTTGGCCTGATGATAGTATGGGACCTGCTTCTATTAGCTCTAGGCAAAGTGCTGCATATAAAGGCCTATCTAAAATAGCGGAAAAAACTCAGCGCAAAACTTATGTACCTGGGTACAACAGTAGAAATACCCCTTTTGGAGGAAAACTTTAATGAATTTAATTGGACCACTATACGGACAAGTAATTAAATACCCTCATAGGAATGCCCTGCCAGTTTTTGAAAAGGGATGGTCTCACGAAATTGAAGAGCCTTATCGTCGAGGCAGTTGCCTAGTTTTTCGTGTACCGTTTACCAAGCCAGGGTTTGTTATAGGAAAATGGGGCGAAGCTCAAACTGAGGATGACGCGCTTACCGCAGCAATTTGGGGTAGAGAACTAGACGTACCACTAGAGGAGTTATTGGAATGGGACTAAAATTTTGGGTTAAAAAAGAAAACTGGGACAAACCTTTTTCTGAGAAAGTAGCCAATAGAGTAGCAAAATTAGCTACCGCAGACTTATATCTATGGACAGAGCAGGCTATTTCAGAGACTAACCGAGCACTGGGCAGATACCAAAAAAACCCTAACGACGTAGTTAGTTTACAAGATTTGTCTTTAGGTGCTGAAGCTATACATGCTTTGGCATCTGAGATAAATAAGCGCTCTATGCTATAGTAATAAAGCCTCACTTCTTTACCTCTCCTAAGGTGGCAACTGGGCTCTAGCGTGTTTCTTCCTCCTTTCTTACACGCTAGAGCTCTTTCATTCCTGTATTCTTTATTTATTGGTTTTATTAGTTTGGAAGATACATGAGCGAAACTCAACACCTCTTTTATGAAGAGGGTTCAGAAGAAGAAGAACTCCTTGACGGGTTAGTTACTGAAGACTCTTCTGATGAAGAAGATATGGATGAGCTATCTAAAGAGTTTGTAAATAAACTTATTGATAACATGCTTGAGTTTATGGACGCTCTTGTAGGGCACTCTTTACACCCCTATCAACTTCCTTTAGCGCGTCGTATTATGGAATCGGTAATTATTAATGACGGCGAAGAAGTTACCGCCCTTGCGGCTCGCCAATCTGGAAAATCAGAGACCATTGCTAACACAGTAGCCACACTTATGGTTTTACTTCCACGCCTTGCCCAAATGTACCCAGATTTACTTGGGCAGTTTAAAGACGGTATCTGGATTGGTATGTTTGCTCCTGTTGAGGGCCAGGTAGAAACTTTATTTGGTAGAACTGTAAATCGCCTTACTTCTGAAAGAGCCCAAGAAATATTAGGTGATCCAGAGATTGACGATTCTTTAGGAAAAGTACCAGGTATTACACGCCAAATCAAACTTAAAAAGTCTGGCAGTAGCCTCATGATGATGACCGCTAACCCGCGGGCAAAGATTGAATCTAAGTCGTTTCACCTTATTGTTATTGATGAGTGCCAAGGCGCAGATGACTTTATTGTTTCAAAGTCTATTAGCCCTATGCTTGCATATTACTCGGGAACTATGGTTAAAACTGGAACCCCTACTAATGTTAAGAATAACTTTTATCGGTCTATTCAGTTAAATAAAAGACGCCAAACTAGCCGTGGAAAACGCCAAAACCATTTTCAATGGGACTGGCGAGATGTATCTAAGGTTAATCCTAAATACGACAAGTTCGTCCGTAAAGAAATGCTTCGCATTGGTGAAGACTCTGATGAGTTCCAGATGTCTTACAACTGCAAATGGATGCTTGAAAAAGGTATGTTTGTTACATCTACCGTTATGGATGAACTTGGAGATACCAGTCAAGAAGTGGTGCGTGCTTGGCACCGTACACCTGTAGTAGTTGGTATTGACCCTGCTCGAAAGATGGACAGTACAGTAGTTACCGTTGTCTGGGTTGATTGGGACCGACCTGATGAGTTTGGTTACTACGACCATCGCGTACTTAACTGGCTTGAGATTCAAGGCGATGACTGGGAAGACCAGTACTTCCAAATTGTAAACTTCCTTGCCAACTACAATGTGTTAATTGTCGGAGTTGATGCAAACGGCGTAGGTGACGCAGTAGCCCAGCGCCTTAAGCTTCTTTTACCAAGAGCAGAAGTTGTTCCTTTAAGCAGTAGCCAATCTGAGCAGTCAAAACGTTGGAAGCACTTAAAAGCTCTTATTGACCGTCGTATGATTGGATTTCCAGCACACGCTAAAACCCGTAGATTGCGTACCTATAAACGTTTTTATCAGCAAATGACCGATTTAGAGACTAAATTCCAGGGGCCTAACTTTACGGCGCAAGCTCCAGACGAAGCTCATGCACATGATGACTTTGCTGATTCTTTAGCCATTGCGTGCTGTCTAACACTAGATATGACCATGCCAGAAGCCGAAGTTTCGTCTTCACCATTTTTCTCTAGGTAATTTGAGTTTACTCTGACTAAAGCCTCATTAACAGGGATAATTTTTAGTGAGGTACCTCAACCTTAACTTTAAGGAGATTCTCCATATGTCAATGAACATCGCACCTACGCCTCAGTTCCCTGAGCGTCCAGGTACTGTATACGACCGTACCGTAAGCCCTGCCCTTCCAGGACAGCGTGGCCCACTTCGTTTTGAAGAAGGTCTTGCTACGGATACTGACGTTCCAATGGAATTCACCAAGGGAGCTATGCAGGGATACATTCCTGCCCCTGGTCGTCCAAACCATAATCAGAACGTTTTCGAAAAGTACCCTGAAGAAACAATGCGCGAGCGCGCTCACGTAGGCTCAGCAGCCTGGGTGGAAGCCCCAACCGTTCTTCAAGATTTTGCAAGCAATGCTTTTGCAGATCATGGACAGAACGTGTTTGAAGAGGTCTTCCGTGATGGTGGACACCAGTTCCGCCTAAACCCATCTGTTGTACAAGACTAGGCGTTCGCTACCCTAGGAACTTCCCCCTTCCCATCCTTACGGGGAGGGGGGAGGTCTTTAAGGACTTACTATGGCTCTTATTCAAGGTAAAGCGGTCCAAGAAGGACCGAAGCAGCTTCCTGCTAACCCTAAATTGTGGAACATGTATGTTGCACAAGCTAAAGCGCGATTTCGTGTTTACCCATCACCTGCTTCTGCTCACTGGGTTCATTCACACTACGCGCAAGTGGGTGGAAAGTTTGTTGATAAGGCAAGTCAAATTGACCCACGGTTTAGAGATTACGTGCAAGAACGCATGGATGCTCAGATTGCGGCAAAAAAAGAAAAAGTTACCAAAAATGTTGGTCGCGGAAATATTCGCGGAGAACGTTATCGTTAATAGTATGCTAGTATTTGTTAGATTAGAATTGAGGTAATTAGGTGAGTATTGACTTTTCTCCCCCGTCATATCGGGCGGCGTCATCTGACCTTACCATTTCAATTTCCCCTCTTGGTCTTGTAGAACTTGCAGACGAAGAGTTTGAGGTTCACGGTCCTCGTCTAAACCGTTACTCCTTAAATTGGGCTATGTATCTAGGTCATCATGCTTCTTACCGCCGTCAAGCGGGAGAAACCCAGATGGTATTTAACTACTACCGAGCTTTTACTGATTACATTATTAATTTCTCGTTTAGCCACGGTTGCCACTTCCGTAGCCCTAAGCAAACTGAGGGAATTGTTCCTGATTTGCTTGAGCGCGTGTGGTCGCAAGATAATGATAAAGGCACTATCCTTTGGGAAATGGGCCAGCAAGGCGCAGTCTCAGGCGACTGCTTTGTTAAAGTTGCTTATGAAGAAGCCTACGAAGATTCCGTAGGCCGAATGAGTGTTGGTAAAGTCCGCATTCTTCCCCTTAACGCGTCATTTTGCTTCCCCGAGTTTCACCCGCATGACCGCGAGCGACTCATTCGTTTCAAGCTAAAGTACCGTTTTTGGGGCACCTCGCTTGAAGGAACTCGGCAGGTCTTTACATATACTGAAATCCTTACCGATGACATTATTGAGGAATACATTAACGATGAACTTATTGATTCACGCCCAAACCCACTTGGAACCATTCCAGTTATTCACATTCCTAATGTTCGGGTTTCTGGTTCCCCTTGGGGCCTTTCTGATTGCCATGACATCATTCCTATTAACCGCACCTATAATGAAGTTTCGACAGATATTGCAGATATCGTTAATTATCATGCTGCTCCTGTTACTGTCATCATCGGCGCCAAAGCTAACCAGCTAGAAAAGGGCGCTAACAAGGTATGGGGTGGCCTTCCTAAAGACGCTCGTGTAGAAAACCTTGAAGGTGGAGCGCAAGGCTTAAAGGGTGCTATGGAATTCCTAGCCCTTATGAAAAAGTCCATGCATGAACTTACTGGTGTTCCAGAAACCGCTCTAGGTATGGCGCAACCTATTTCTAACACTTCTGGCGTTGCACTTTCTATTCAATTCCAGCCTTTAATGAATAAATGGAATCAAAAGATTACCCAGTACTCCCGTGGCATTCAGCGTATTAATGAACTTATTATCTTAAACCTTGCTATTAAAGAACCTGAAACCATGATGTGGAACCCTCTACTTGAGGGCGGCCTTGCTCAAGGCGAAGCCCAAGTTCTTGATATTAACGATCCATTAACTTACCAAAACTTTGTGCATTTCTTGCCACCATTGCCTTTGGATAAGTTAATTGTACTTAACGAAGTGCAAACTAAGATGTCTTTGGGTCTAGAATCAAAGGCTGGCGCTCTACGCGCTCTTGGTGAAGAATTCCCATACGAGAAGCTAGATGAGATTCGTATTGAACTCCTAGCTGATGCTAAGGCTGATGGAGCCGTCAAACTGGTACAAACTCAGATTGAAAATACCATTGCTGAACTTACTGGCATGCTTTCTGGTGGCCTTGGCGGTCAACCAGTTCCTATGGCTCCTGGACAACCAGGCGGCCCTCCAGCAGGAAAAGAAGGCGAAGGATTACCTCCAATGCCTATGCCAATTATTGACCAAGCAACTATGGCGTCTGAGCAGGCTGAACAGCAGCTCCGCATTGACTTGGTAACAAGAGCTTACGGTACGACTCTGCCAAACAGAAGAGCACCGTCAGGCGAAGGAAATGATAGATATTAAAGGGTTTAGTAAGACAAACCCTGTTCTTCGTACAAAAATGAATATATAAACAATTGTTCGGTCATACGTGATACGGGGCTTGCCCCATTTGGATAACGACCCAGAGAATACCTAAGGAAATAGTATGGAAACATCTGTAAATGCAGATATGGAAGCTTTTACCGCTGAAGCGGAAGCGGTTTCTAATGTCGCACCTCCAGTAGCAGCAACAACGGGCGTTGACGCACCCGCTGCTACCTCAGAAACAAGGTCAAAATTCTACACTGAAGATGATTTGGCTAAAGTTCGAAGTCAAGAAAAAGAAAAACTCTATCCTCAGATTGATAAGCTCAAGGAAGAACTTGATCTTATTAAGCGCGATCGTGAAGCAGAACTTGCTGCAAAGCAAGCTGAAGCGGATGCAAAGGCTGCTGAAAAGAAGCTAAAAGCTGAGGAAGAACTTGAAGTCCGTGACCTTTTAAAGGTTAAGGAACAAGAACTAATGGAGCAGCTGGACCGTGAGCGCCAAGAGCGCGAACGAGCTTTTGCTCTTCTGGATCGTGAAAGAGCATTCACAGAGTTAACTAACTACCGCAGTCAGCGCGTCGAACAAGAGCGGGATAACATTATTCCTGAACTTGTAGACTTGATTGACGGCAACACGCAAGAAGAAATTGAACAAAGTATCGCGGGACTAAAAGACCGCTCGTCCCGTATCCTTGAATCAGCACAGCAAGCAATGCAGGCTGCTCGCAGGGATATGACTGGGACGAGGGTAACCACGCCCCCAGATGCTGGACCTATGGACGTCAATACGGGCACTAGACAGTTTACGGCTGAAGATATTTCATCCATGTCGTTGAATGATTACGCAAAATACAGAAGCCAACTATTGAGCCCAGAAGCTCAAGGTCGGTCAAAGGGCTTGTTCGGTTAATACCACCCATAAACCCATAAACAACAAACAAGGAGTCCATTCGTGGCTAGCGCACTAACGGGAACAGGCAATCTTGCCGCATCCCCAACAGCCTATTCAGGCACAAACAGCCAACTGACTCAAGCAATCCAGCAAATCTGGTCGAAGGAAATCCTCTTCCAGGCTATGCCGATTCTACGCTTTGAGCAGTTTGCAGTAAAGAAGACCGAACTAGGTGTTGCACCTGGTCTTCAGATCAATTTCATGCGTTACAACAACCTTGGCTTTGCACAGCCATTGGTTGAAGGCGTTCGCATGACCACAAATGCTTTGACTGCACAGCAGTTCAGCATCACCGTTTCAGAGCATGGCTATGCACTTGCTGTATCTGAACTTCTGCTTAATGCTTCTTTTGATGACGTAATGGCTTCTGCCTCACGTCTTCTAGGTCGCAACATGGCAATCTACCTAGACCAGATTTCCCGCGATACACTTTACGGTGCTACCTCGGTAATCTACGGTTACGACCGTACTGGCCTACAGGCAGTTAACAACTGGTACGACAAGGGTACTAAGGGTTCCAGCCGCGCAACAATGACTGGTAACTTCTCCCTAACAACCGCAACCGTTAAGGACGCAGTTGAGACCCTAGCAACCAAGAATATCCCAAGATTGGGCGAAACTTACGTTGCATTCGTACACCCTCACCAGAGCCGTGCTCTTCGTGACAACGCTGAATTCATTGAAGTATCGAAGTATGCCGCTCCTGGTAACTTCATGCTTGGTGAAATCGGTCGTTTGTTTGACACCGTGTTCATTGAGACCACACAGGTTCTCAAGGTTCCAGGTGGCGCAGGCACTTCCTACACCGCTGACACTGCAGTTTCAACTCCTGTTGTTTCTGCTGGTGGTGGCTACACAACCCCTAACACATTCACTGGCAACGGTTCAGCTGACCGCTACAGCGCTATCTTCATTGGAGACAACGCTTTTGGTCACGCTATCTCACTTCCAGTTGAACTTCGTGATGGTGGTATCCTGGACTTCGGTCGTGAGCATGCATTAGCATGGTACTCAATCTTCGGATTGGGCCTTATCACCGATCAGGCAATCGTAGTTGCAGAAACCAACTAGTAAGACCCCTTGAGGGGGGCCTTCGGGCCCCCCTCATTCTTTTAACAGACACTAACATTGGAGAAAACAATCATGGCAACAGCAAAAGCAAAGCCTACCGACGCAACTGGTCGTCAGCGTGAAAAGCAACAAGCAGAGTTTGCTGAACAACAGCAAGAAGCTGCAGCCAACATGGCTATGGCAACTGCACAAAAAGCAGTAGCGCTAGAGACCGAAATTATTGACGCAACCAAGCCAACTCAGGTAGCAACCGTCGTAGTTGACGAAGCAACCGTAGTAGCTAAGGGTGACGATACTGTCACCATTCGCGTTGTTGAAACTATTGAAAACATGACTTTTGGAGCGGGAAATATGTTCACGTTCGTAGCAGGTCAAAAGTACCAAGTTCAACGAGACTTGGCTCGTCACCTTGAAGAAAAAGGTTACTTAGCTGGAGTTATCTAGCAAGTGTCGGAGGTAGCGGGCTGCGGCCCGCTATTTCTGTTTTAGGCAGTAATTGCCTATAAAATAGGGCATTATTTATTAGAGTGTAAACTACCAAGGGAGCGTTTGTGGCAGTCCTTTCTGACCTATTGGCTAAAGTTCGCCTAGAGCTTGGGGATAACGCAACTCAATTCACCACTAATTTAACTGGTGATGGCTCCACTAAAGATTTTTATTTAGACGTCAAACCCGTAGATTCCACTTATCTTGTGGTTACCGTAAATGGCGTAGCTCAAGCTAATCCTGCAAACTTTACTGTTGAAGAACGCCTGGGAATGCTTCATTTCAACTCAGCCTCAACAACTAAAACTGGCTCTGGCGGTGGAAACGGAACATCAAGTTTTACCGTTTCTGCTACAACTGGGATTGTCGTAGGTATGTCAATAACGGGCACAGGCATTGCCCCAACCGCTATGGTGTCTTCTATCACTGGTACCAACACTGTTAATGTTTCTGTTACTAACACTGGTACGGTCTCTGGAACTGTTACATTTACCCAAACGCCAAAAAGTGGGGCTGCAATTGTGGTCACAGGGGTACATTACCGATACTTTACCAGCGCTGAACTTACTACGTTCCTCAATACAGCCGTTCTGCAGCACACAGACAACCGTACAGACGCTTATGGTAGTAATATAACCATATCCTCTATTCCGCCCGTAGAAGAGTACCCTGTGGCTATATTGGCTACTGTGGAGGCTTTATGGGCGCTTGCTACAGATGCTGCCTTTGACATTAACATTACTGCTCCTGATGGGGTTATGATCCCTCGTGCGCAACGCTTTGCTCAGTTATCTACCATTATTAATGGTCGTAAAGAGCAATATCGAGAACTTTGCTCCATGCTCAACGTAGGTCTATGGCGTATTGAAATAGGTATTCTTCGCCGTATTTCTCGCACTACTAACAAGTTAGTGCCTATTTACATGCCTCAAGAAATAGACGATAGAACTAAACCAGAACGTGTTTACATGGAAAACAACCTAAAGGGTCGTACACCGCTACCAAGCAACGTTGGCGTTTACGACATTGTGCTTACTCAAGGTGATACTTGGAGCACTAACTTTGATTTCCCACTTGATCTTACTGGCTACCTCGTTAAGGCTCAAGCCCGAACTTATCCAGAATCCCCAGTGCTTGCTGCAGAGTTTACCGTTACTACTGTTTCCGCAACTACTGGAGTGGTCACCCTAAGTTTAACTTCAGACCAAACTCAAGACCTACCGCTTAAGTCTTTCTGGGATGTACAAGTTTATAACGCCGCTGGTACGTTTAATCAGACGTACGTAAGAGGTTTAGTGTTTGCTAACCGTGCGGTTACGGAGGACTACAATGTCTGATGTAATTGTTACCCCAATTCCTGTTAATACCGTTATTGTAAGTCCTCCAGTAGGTAGTACTAGCGCCAACACTGTTGTAGACATTAATGCCGCTACTACTGGTCCACAAGGCCCACAAGGTCCTGCGGGAGCCAATGGAGCCCCAGGAGCCTCTGGCGGATTCTTTACGTTTACCCAAGCTTCCCCAGCTAGCACTTGGACTATTGCTCACGGTCTTGGTTACCGTCCAAATATTTCTGTTGTTGATTCTGCTGGCTCTCAGGTAGAAGGCAATGCCGTTTGGACTGACATTAATAATTTAACTATTACTTTTAGTGGCGCCTTTAGCGGCGTAGCGTACCTATCGTAGGAGATGTAAATGGCACGTAAATTTTTAACCCCAATAGACCTGGGTAAGAACGAGCTTCAAAATGCCCGTATTCAAAACTTGTCTGGCTCTCCTGCGTCCCCTGTTGCTGGTCAGGTTTACTACGACAGTACGGCTAACACGCTGTACTTCTACAATGGCACTGGTTGGGTTGGCGCTGGCGGTATGTCCGCTGGCCTACTTTCTGCTCGTCCTGCAGCAGGTTCAGGCAACGTAGGAACTTTCTTCTATGCCACAGACAACAAGCACATCTACTACTCAGACGGCGCTGTTTGGACTCAAAGTGATGCGTTTGGTTCCCCATCTAATCTTGCAGCAACAGCCGCAGATGGCTCTGCCGAGACTTATTCTCGTTCTGACCACGTTCACCGCCATGCTGGAGCAGATCACTCAGCAATCAAGCTAAGCGACCTTAGCAACTCTCTAAGCGCTAACGTTGACTTCAGCGCTTCTGGGTACACCATTCGCGCTACCGCTCCTGTAAACGCCCTTGATGTGGTTAACAAGAGTTATGTAGATAACATCTCTGCAGGCCTTAATCCACACGATGCTGTAGAAGCCGCTACTACTGGAACGCTTGCTGCTACTTACACTGCAGGAACAACTGATGCTTCTGGCGGTACAGGTATTGGTGCTTACATTCAAGCATCTTCTAACGGTTTTCTTAGTATTGACGCTGTTAGCACTACAAGTAGCCCGATTTCTTTAACCACTGGTTCTCGTATTCTTGTTAAAGACGGTGTTACTGCTGCTGCAGGTGCTGAGTCTATTGTTAACGGTGTTTACTACATTGCTGCCGCTGGTGACATTGGCTCTGGCTCAACCCCTTGGAAATTAACTCGCGCAACTGATATGGACAATAGTCCAGCAGGAGAGTTTATCTCTGGTGACTTTGTATTCGTATTAGGCGGTACACAGCACGCTAACCAGGGCTTTGTAATGAACTCCCCTGGAACGGGAACTCCAACAAATGCTATTAAGATTGGCACTGACGCAGTTAAGTGGACTCAGTTCTCTGGCGGTGGAACGCTTACAGGCTCATCCCCAATTAGCATTTCTAATAACATTGTTTCTGTAGGACTTGCTTCTACATCTGCTGTAGGTGTTGCCTCATTCCCAACCGCGCAGTTTACTGTTGCAACTACTGGCGCGGTATCTATTTCCGCCCTTGCTGGCTCGGTAATTTCTGGCAATATTTCTGGTAACGCCGCTAACGTAACTGGAGTAGTAGCCCTTGCTAATGGTGGAACTGCAGCAACTACTGCTCCTCTAGCACGCGCTAGCCTTGGCGCTGCCGCTTCTGGTGCTAATACAGATATTACAAGTCTTGGCGGATTAACTACTGCTTTGTCTATTGCCCAAGGTGGAACAAGCGCTACTACGGCTCCACTTGCCCGCTCGGCTCTATCTGCGGCATCTTCGGGAGCTAACAGCGACATTACTAGCCTTAGTGGACTTACTAGTGCACTTACTGTAGCTCAGGGTGGTACTGGGGCGACTTCATTTACTTCTGGTTACTTCCTTGTAGGTGGCGGAACTACTGCCGTTACTGCTACTAACTCAATTGCGGGCTCTGTAATCTCTGGAAACATTACAGGTAATGCCGCAAATGTTACTGGAGTAGTTGCGGTTGCTAATGGTGGTACTAACGCAACTACAGCCCCATTGGCTCGTGCGGCTCTATCTGCCGCAGCTTTGGGCGCTAACTCAGACATTACTAGCCTATCTGGTTTAACCACTCCGCTATCTATTAGTCAAGGTGGTACGGGCGCAACAACTGGTGCTTTGGCCTTAGCCGCTCTTGGTGGCACTCAAAAGAGAACTGGAACGCTTAACTTTTCATCCACAACTGTTGCATCAATTAATCACGGCCTTGGAACTTGGGTTACCGCCCAATCATTTGATGGCTCTGGTTTCTTAATTGACATGGATGTTCAAAACACATCCGCATCTGGTGGAACAACAATTTACACAGTATCCGCTACCAGTGCTACGGCAACTAACTTCACTTACGTAATTGTAGGGTAAACTAGTTACCAAGGAGTTTAACTATGGCACGTAGATTTTTATCGGCTATCAAGCTGCTTACTGGGTCAACTCCGCCCGCAGGCACAGCTGGCGATACTTTTTTTGATACTGATTCTAAAACTATTCAAGTACATGACGGAGATGCTTGGGTAAACTCAACAGTTCGTGCTACTGATGGCGCTATTGGTGGACGAGTATTTACTGGTGACACCGCTCCTACTGGACCTGTTGCAGGTGACTTATGGGTAGACTCTACGTTTGGCTCTGGTACATCTAACATTTTGCGTTGGAGAGACTCTTCCGTAACTGGATTAACTACACTGTCTGGTACAGACGACAACGGCACATCACTTGTTTACACACCGAGCTATGAGCAAGTTTACATCAACGGTGTTTTACAGTTCCGAGGTTCTGACTACACCGCTACTAACGGAACAACTATTACTGGATTGACTGCGCTAGCTGCGGGAGATGTAGTTGAAGTTATTGCGCCTAGTGCCGCACAATTTGGTGACTATTACACACAGTCTCAGGCTGACGCTAGATACACATTGCAATACCCACTTACCAACGGTCAAACTGGTACTACATACACGCTTGTTCTTGGTGATGTTGGTAAATATGTGGAAATGAATAACGCTTCTGCAAATACTTTAACTGTTCCACCTAACTCAAGTGTGGCTTTTCCTACTGGCACACAAGTAACAGTAGTTCAAACTGGCGCTGGAACAACTACTATTGCCCCTGGCTCTGGCGTTACTATTAACTATTACTCCCCTACAAGTGCGGGTACCCGAACACTTAAAGCTCAATGGGCTGCGGGAACTTTAATTAAACGCGCTACTGATACCTGGGTATTGATTGGAAACTTGACCTAATGATTCTAGTAGGTGTAGTAGCAGGTAGTATTGCTTCAGCAGTTGCTCCAAGTGCCCCGCAGTCATTTACAGCAACTGCGGCTAGTTCTAGTTCTATCAATCTAAGTTGGGCTGCCCCAGCTACCAATGGTGGCGCCGCTATTACTAGTTACACATTAAAGCGTGGTGCTACAACAATTTACAGTGGCGCAGGAACATCTTTCACTGATACAGGTTTGTCTCCAGCAACTGGATACTCATATACGGTCTTAGCAAATAACTCTGTTGGTGCTGGTCCAACTGCTTCAGCAAGTGCTACAACTCTTGTAAATGTTCCTACGGCCCCTACATCGTTCTCGGCTACCGCTGCAAATTCAAGCACCATCAACCTAAGCTGGGCTGCTCCGTCTAGCAACGGCGGTGCTGCAGTTAGCAGTTACACACTTAGAAGAGGTGGAACTGTTATTTACAGTGGTGGTGGAACTTCATTTAGTGATGGTGGATTGGCTGCTGCAACAGGATACTCATACACGGTTCTTGCTAATAACTCTGCTGGTGCTGGTCCAACTGCATCTGCAAGTGCAACTACTTCTGCTGCAGTTCCTAATGCTCCAAGTATTAGTCTTACTTATAACTTTACAGAATTAGGTCAAGACGAAGAAGGTAATTCTAATGGTATATATTACAATTTTTATACATTGAATATTTCTCATGGTAGTAACAATGGAAGTGCGGTTACTTCAACTCAAGTCCAAACTAGTGGTGATAATGCAAATTGGGCATTCTATGGTGAACCTTTGTACCCTCCCAACAACAATTCATTTCAATACATTATAATACAACAGTATTATTCTATTTACGTTAGAGCATATGACATAAATGGTGTTGGTACTGGAGCAGTAAGCAATGTTGTAATTGCATATGGTTAATAACAATGACAAGTAGAACAGGAGTAGACAATGACTAGAGCGAGAGACGTAGCCAGTAATGGTGGATTAGTATTAGTAAAGACTCAAGCAATCGGTTCAGGTGTTTCCTCGGTAAACGTGACAAGCGCTTTTAATGCAACTTATCAAAACTACAAAATTATGGTTGCTGGTGGTACAAAAAGTGACACAAGCCCAATTAGATTAAGACTAGGTGCATCTACAACCTCTTATGCTTATGCGCTTTTGTATGCGTCTTTTACAAGTGCGAGTCCATTAGCAGCAGTCGGTAATACTGACTCCTCGTTTTTGTTTGCTGGAGGTGGAGATGGTAACGGGTTATATGTAAATGTTGATTTGATGCGACCATTTGATACTTCTTATACACAGTTTTCAAATACTACTTATGGACTTGTTACAACTGCTGGTTTTGTTTCTGGTGTTCACAAAGTTGGTGCTTCATACAGTGACTTCACATTGTTCCCAGATTCAGGAACTATGACTGGTGGAACTATTTACGTCTACGGATATGGAACTGGATGATGAGTAAACCTTTAATTCAAATTGACGACCTTGTTCGTGAAATGACTGACGAAGAATACGCTCAATACTTAGTTGCTACCGAGGACGTGATTTCACTTGGCAGTTAAAAGATACAACGGTACCTCTTGGGTAGTTCAATCGGGTGCTATACAATCAAATCCAGCAGGTGTAGTTTGTTCATTTGCTGGCTCATCAGCACCTACTGGTTATTTATTATGCGATGGTGCTGCAGTTAGTCGTGAGACTTACGCAGATTTGTTTGCGGTAATTAGTACTACATATGGTGTGGGAAATGGCTCAACTACATTCAACCTTCCAGATTTAAGAACTAGAATTCCTGTTGGTAAAAACGCAACTGGAACATTTGCTACCCTTGGTACTACTGGTGGTGCTGAAACTCACACTTTAACAAGTTCCGAAATGCCAAGTCACGTTCACTCAGTTGACCCACCATCTACTGTTTTTAATACTGGAACTGAATCAGCAGACCACGCACACGTTACGGGTGGTCAATCTGTTGGTCACACTCACGCCAATACTGTTAGTGGAACTTTATACGAATGGACTGGTGGAGCAATCGCTGGTTCTGGTAGAGTTTATTACACAAGAAATAGTAATGCTACTAATGGTGCACAGTCTATGGCTCCTGGACCAAGTATTAGTAATGCTTCAAATAGCGTAGATCACAATCACGGTAATACAAGTGGTATTACAGCAAACCATTTTCACGGCGTAACTGTAGATATTGCTGCATTTAACTCGGCATCAGCAGGTTCAGGTGGAGCGCACAATAATCTTCAACCGTACATCGTACTTAACTACATAATTAAGACCTAATTTAGAATGGAATCATCATGCTAGTAACTGTAACCAATCCAATAGACAACACTGAAGTAGAAATTGAACTTACTATTCAAGTAAACATTATGGTGTTTAACGAAACTAGGACTCTTAATGTATCTGCATTTGGAAGTAAAGAAGTTTAATGGCTTGTAGAACAGGATGCCCAACTCAAGACCACGCCGACTATGGCGAGTGTTTATTCTCTGCGCGTATTAATATAGATAAGAGTAGTTTGAGGCCTTAATGAGTAGAGCGTTTACACCTGGCGGTAGGTTTGATACCGATTTTGAGCATTCCGAAATCCATGATGCCATTACTAAAGACCTAACTAACCCAGTAGGTACTGAGGTTTTGTGGTACAGATTTAATTCTGCGGCTACCGTAGTTGACCCAATTTATGATGTTGGCAGTAGTGCTGGCGTAGGTCGTCAATGGTATTCCGCAGTTACCCTACCTGTTATTAGGGCAGTTATCAAACATGGAACTGTGGAACATAGCCATGAAGGTTTCTACAACGCTGACTCCGTACACCTTACTATTGATAAGTCTGAGCTTTCTAGGTTACTTCCTACGGTATTTAACAACCCTGACCCATTAAATCGTGATCGTATTATCTGGCAAGACCAGGTTTACCGACCACTTTTGTCACAGCTACGTGGTATCGTATTAGAGAAGTTCACCGTGGTCTCTCTGGATTGTCGTCAGATTATGCCTGAAGAAATGGTCAACGACTCTCAATTTCAAGCTTACGCAAACTAGGAGTTATTATGTGCGCACCGTGTGGATGTGGAAAGAAAAAAGGCGAGCCTGGCTACGGCAAAGGTAAGGGAGCATCAAAGAAGCTATCCCCAAAGCAAAGCAAAATTGCTGGAAAAGCTGGGGACCCTAAGAAAATTGATGCTGCTGATTTAGCTGCACTACGAAAGAAGAAAAAGTAATGTGCGCAACCTGTGGCTGTGGAGCCCCAAAGAACAAGCACGGCCAGAAAACACTAGCCGCTGCTAATAAAAAATTTGCTAAGAAAACTACTACTAAGAAAGCTGGTAAGAAATAATGTGTAAAAAGTGCGGTAAGGGAAAGTGTGCTTGTGGCCCAACTAAGGCTGCAGACAAGAAGCAAGATGCCAAAACTACTAAAGGCATGACCCCAGCTCAAAAAGCTAAGTTTGAAAAAGAAGATAAGAAGATGGACAAGAAGCCTATGTCCCGCAAGGAAGACACTAAAAAGGACAACGCTCTTGCCAAGAAGATTAAGGGTAAGAAGTAATGGCTCTAGACCACGTTAGCGTATCGGTAGCAACTACCCCAACGCTTCTTTACACGGTTCCTAAAGGGGCTACTCAGTCATACATTACTGTTCAAAACCGCGATACTAGCGCGGCTATTACTATTGGCGATAGCACTCTAGCCGCTATTGGTAGTGCTGATGGCGGTATTAAGATTCCAGCAGTAGTTGGAACTGCGGCTACTAGCCCAGCAAATGTTATTCAATTTTGGGCAAATGGTGGAGATGCTATCTACGCAATGGCATCAACTACACCTGCTATTACATTTTCTTGTATTGTGCTGTCTTCTTACGTTCAGACTGGTTCCGCCTCTTAGTCATGGCTGGCGTTGAAGGGTATTTTGATACCAACCCGTATCGTAATTCAAATTGCCCGTCTTGTAGTAAAAGGCGGAATAGCTTTGGCAAGTGCGCAAACGATAGTTGCAGTAAGGACTATGTAAAGGCTTCCTGCGGGGGTTGCGGTCGGGATAAGATGCAGTCTTACCATAAAGCGGACTCTACTTTTCCTAAGCCAGACTTGGACAAAAGGCCGTGTAGGACCTGTAACTCAAAAGAAGTTGAGTATAACTAAGATTGATTTAGCGGGCGAAAGCCCGCTTTTTCATTTATCCTTGTAATAGTTCCACTGCAGGAACTAAAAGAACTCTTGCTAATACCCTGCTACTCCTCCTAGGAGATTTTGAAAAATGGCTAACAATAGACTGTCAGAGCCTTCTAACTATGACTTTTTGCATGGTGCTCTGTTCTCTGATCCATACGCAGGACAGTTAGCTGGATTTCTTTTTGGGTATTACTTGAGGCGGAACGGATAA